TGAACAGAAGCGTCTCTGGCTTGCTTCTTACGAGTCGGCGTGGCGGGCCGGTGAGCCGTGCCCGGAGCCAGGGTCAGATTGCATGTCCGCCGCCAAGGTGGATTTCAATCCGGTCACCAAAGAGGTGACCGTCACGGATGGACGTGGGGTACGGGTGGATACCACCCAAGCCCGATACGACTTCCTGCAGGAAGTCGACCAGTACATGAAGAATGATGCGGGCATCAAAGCTTTCATGGAAGCGGTCAATCTGACCATCGGCTGCACGGCCGTGGTCATTGCCGCACCAGCAGCTGGTGCTGCGTTTGTGAACGGGCTTACCGTGGCTGTGATTGTCACCGTCGGTGACTACGCCGCCAAGTACACCAGCTCGCTCGCGGGTTGGTTACTAGCCGCAGGGGTGATCTCCTACGGTAGCGTCTCGGCGTTCTTGGCGGCCGCGGCCAAGAAGCTGGGCGGTGGAATGAAATGGCTATACGACCAGATGTGGAGTCTGGTGTACGGCAATCAAGCGACAGAGACGGTTCCCGTCTCCGTTTGCGTAAACTAACGATAACTGTTCTGATCCCCTCAAGGGATCGAGCGGTTGTCGTTGGGTTAACTGGAAAAACACGAACATTCGTGTTTTTCCTTAGCTATCCTACAAGGAACACCCATGGGAAGACGAAATAAGAAATTTGTGGCGAGACCTCGAACGTCTTCGCCTGTTGAACGAATGGATAGCATGCCGGCGCCGAATCACAATCTCAGCGTATCGGTGAAGATGGAAGGCCCCTATCCCGAGGACTTGCGTAGATACCCGATACTGAACCTGCAGCTACCGGAGACGGAAGGCTGTGGGCACGCGGACCGGTTGGCTTTTTACGCCAAGCTTCACAAGTTAGCACACTGGACAGACAACTACCGGCCGCTGGACCTGTGTGACAGCTGCAGTAAGAAAGCCAATTCTAACTTTGTGACCGTGCCGCCGTCACCTACTTGGATGGACCCGGTAGTGTACATTATGATGGTTGAGCGTAGCCCGGAGGCCCAGGAGGCGTTGGCCGCGTACGCTCAAAAACCATCTGGATCGACCAGACGGGCGTTGGAGGCTGTGCTGCTGGAGTTGCTCCAGACGGCGTATCATGTGTTTGTGGAGAAGAAGTTCGCAGAGGCACTACCGCAGTTTACGCGGTGGCTGGCTGCCAACTTCCTGCAGACCAAGGAGGATGAGCGTGAACAAAGAAAGCGCGACGCATCACGTAAGAGTGAATCCTCGTCTCCTGCTGAACCTGCATCTTCTGGTGGACGAGTGCCTTTGCCACGACTTAGAAAATCCAGCTAAGACGCGACACGGCGAGTTACTTCGTCATGCCGTAAACCTTCTCACGTTCTCCGCCTCGGACCTTGTTCGTATGGCGAGGCAACCGAAGGTGCTGGAGAGTAAGTATGTGCTGTTGAATGCTATAGACCTAAGACAGATGGCCCGTGAGATGGGCATCAGTTACTGGTCCGCGGATATACTATCGTTTGTCGAGGGCTGGTGTCCTCGTGATGAAGTGACTGATACTGTGTTACAAGTGTTGGTTCGTTTTACGAAAAAGGAGCTTGGACGAATATGATTGAGATTAAGTCAGAAGTAGTACCGGCTATGTGCCGTCGTGAAGGCGAGGCCATGGTGGTGACCGTTAAGGCATTCACGACAGATGGATCGTACGCCCATGCGACCCTCAACGACGAGGAAGCGAAGGCTGCCGCGGTAAGTTACGCGGCGATGAACGGAGTGTCGGTGCCGCGGATGGAAGACAGTCCGATGATCTACCCGGTGGACAAGGACGACAAGCCGATCGAAGATCCAGCAAAGCAAAAGCTGGCTGCGTACGTTGCGGAGTATCGAGTTGCCCCACGTCTTGTATAGGGAGTTGCACATGTCAGACTCATGGCGAGATCGAGTTAACACAGAACAACTGGAGTTAACGCAGCGAATCAAGCGGCTGACGCCGTTTATTGAAAGCGAGCAGTTTCAAGCTCTGCCAGACAAGCAGCAGCACCTACTTCGTGAGCAGCTACAGCACATGCTTGGTTACGAACGAGTGCTGCTTGCCCGCCTGGAGATGACCTGTGCTGAGTAAGCTTCTGGAGTACCTTGACCTGCGAGAGCCTCTGCGAACGGAACTCCTGGAGGCCTACTTCGGGGAGGGTAGCTTCATTAGCGGAAGTGCTCCGATGTCTTCGCACGATGTCGGAGCACTTTATTTACTCAGAAGCAGCCATGCCTTATGTTGGTTCGCATCCAAGGAGTGTTGGTTCAACTTCATCCGTAACGTCTGTCTGCTCTTGCAGCCGTGCAGGGGCAGGGAGATAACTGTAGAAGATGACATCTGGACGCCACTGGTGATCATGGATGGCACGTTACTAATACGGCAGCTAGGCGAACACTCCCAGGCCATTTGTCTGCAGTCAGGCGCCCAGGTGTCGGAGGATGACGTAGGAGCTCCGTGCTTCATGGTCACCATTTGTAGTCCGATCTTAATGCAGCGAGGCGTCGATGAGTTTACTGAATACTGTAACCGGCCGCAGCCTTCTAATTAAGCAAACCGCTGATGCGTCTCTCTCCCAAGCTATTGTGTCACCTGAAAGTTTTGCGACGACATTACTCGTTGTCGCGATGGATGTGCTGGATAAAGAAATGCTCGGGTGGACGCCGCAAACAATAAGCATGGAGTTACAAGATGAACTGGGCGTGAAGATACCGTCCACTAATCTCAGTCGGCTGCTGACCGCCATCAACCTCTACACGACCGATGACTTCAGTTTCCGTGTCTCGCGATTTATTCACCTGTCCAACATTTTGGCTGGTGATGACTTCGACGCGGAGGAGTTTGATCCAGCTGACGCCGATGAGATGGCCTGGGCTGTAACCGAAAGCAGTTTCATCAACCCAGATCACCTGGAGCGGTTTAGCGATGAGATTCAGGGTTACGTGTGCTTCAAGTGCAAGGAAGAAGGACTGTCCCGCCTGCCGGGAGTATTGTCGTTCGCTCAGAAGTATTGGACATCCAACAACTACGCAGCCGAGTACTTCAACACTGATCCGGACATGTTTGCTGCCGTACAAGGCAACCTGGATCAGCCGCTGCGAGAGGTAGAGCAGTCTGTGCGAGAAGCCGCGGCTCGTATGTTTGAGCAGTTGGCAGCCTTGAAGCTTCGTGACGGTAGCACTGAGAAGCTTCTTCAACGACTGCGACGCGGCTAGAGTTTACTCGGCAAGCGGCTTAGGATTGGGCAAGCGACACAAGCACCGATGGGTCGATGCCGGTACGGAAAGCAGCTCGCTTCACCGGAGTTTCGCCAACCGAGCTCATTAGGTCGTCGAACAACTCCGCGTCAGTTGGGTTGAGCGTAGAGGCTACGTCCGCCAGTTTCTCCACGCTAAGCGATAGGCCCTCACGCACGGTGTCGGTAATCTGGTCGCCGAACACCGTACGCAGCAGATCCAGAGATACTTTCTCAAGCTGTGGTCGCATGTAGACCGAACCAGCACTGGTCTCGAAGCTGTTGTCGCGAATGTCTCGCATCTGCCGTCGGGTAACGCCGAAGACAATGGACTCTGGCGACGGAATGGTCGAGCTGTATTTGTTGAGCAGACCCGACGTCCGGTCTACCTGCTCGATCGTCTCAGCCAGCTGGTGCAGCTCAGACGTCTCCATAAAGACATACGGCTTATTGCGGATAAGCGAGGCCAGCTTAGTAACGCCGTCCGCAACCTCCGCCGGAGCATGGTTGGCCCGCAACAGTTGAGCTCGCTTATCCAGTTCGCCCGCGATGGTTAGCGGAGCGGTCATGCCGCAGCCGGCACACTGCTCCAGCGTATCCTCGAAAGCGTCGATAGCCGCGCCGTAATCAGCGGCCTTATCAAGGATGCGAGTGGCGATCTGGCAGCGGTCCTGGAACGGGTACTGCTCACGCAAGGCATCGAGATTGGATACAAACCATTCCGCCGCGGTCTTGACTTCCAAGGCATTACGCAGCGGGAACTCGCGGGTAACAACGCCGTCGCTGGACTGCTTAACTAAGGCGTAGCTGGAATCAGGCAACGTGGTCGCGTTGGCTTCCTTAACCAGCGAGGCTTTCTTCTGAACCATCGTTTCGAACTCGGGCATGATGCCCCAGTAGGCCGCGAACTTACGGAGCTCGTCACCGACGCGAGCTCGTTGTTTTTCGGGAAGCGATCCGCTATTCTCAAGGAAGTAGCCGATAGATAGCAGAGTGGCCACCTTGTTGTGACACGCGAACTGCTTACCGATCGCATCCGCGTACTGACCGCGGCGTGGGGGAAGTTGCAAAACTTCCTCACTAGCTTCCCGGACGAAAGCCGGTAAGTCATAGGTAGCCGCGATCTTCCGAAGTTGCCGCAGAGTCACATCACCGTGAAAGTCGAGTCGAGCCATCATGAAATCCTTGTGTGGAAGTTTGAATCAGTACGTTAGTTGGCAACGTTTGCTTGATGTACTGAGGATACCGTACGAATCCGCTGTGTTACCAGCCAAAGTTCGCTGCCCGCTGTGTAGCCAGCCTTCCCTAGAGATTTTCCAGGATTATAGCGGTGCCGGTCAATGGCATCACTGTCTGCGGTGCAAGTCCCATGGCGACCTAATACAACTAGCTTCCCGAGTATGGAAGCTGTCTGTCGTGGCTACCGTGTTCCGGCTTTACGACCATGGCTTTAGTATACCGGCTGAGTGCCGTAACGAGCAAAGCATAACCGAGTACATGAATTATTACTGCGGCCGGCAGAGCAAGATGGCGGCTGTCGTAGCCAAGTCGCAGGAGACTCTGCTAAAGACAAGTGATGCATCGAGCGTTCTCGGACGAGCTGGCTTACTGGTGCTGGCCAACAACGAGAAGAAGGTAATCAGCCAGTCGGTAGGTACGATTGTGCCGCTCGTGGCAGCCAAGATGCTGGAGCTTTCCCGCCCATCCGGAAAGCAGCAGGGCCATTTCAAAGGACCTCGCTGGACAGCCGCTCTCGTGTTTCCCTACTACGACCTACCGCAGCGACTGGTGGGTATCCAGTTTGCCGGGCGGGATCTGGAACCAGCGAACGGAGATACCCCATTCGTGCACCTGCGAATCGGCAAGCCACCTTACGAGGGTGGACTGTATCTTACGGAAACCACACGCCTGGCGACGGACGTTGTTTTTGCGTTCAGCGATCCGCTGGAGGCCGCTAAGTACCAGATTCGCCTGCGAGCCCTGCGTGGTCGCCATGTCAGCGTCACGGCGTGGAGACACGACGAACAGGCGTTTACGCGACACAGCTGGTCATTGCTTAGGTCCCGCAAGATCATTCACGTCGTAGATAAGTTCGACCATCGTGTACTGTCGCAAGCTGTGCTAAGCGACGGTCGTATCTACGTCGCTCCGAAAAAACTCACCAGCGGCAACAGCTGTACGGACGCATTGCGTATCGCAGAACGGGCATCACGCCACTGGGCTGCCTATTTCGATGCCTGGGCTGGCGACAAAGAAGATCACGTTGTGCAGGAGTTGCTGATCCAGCTTCAGGCTTCGCATATCGATATCTCGCAAATGAAGCGTCGGTTGCGTCCCGAGCTGTCCCGGCGAGTAGCTAAGCTGCTGAGCCTATCAAGTAATTTCAAAGCTATTCCATTCGGAAACAAACACTTACTTGAAGAACGGCATGACCAGTGGTTCCTGATCAACCAGCATTCCGGACAGGAGAAGCTTGTGGCCAACGCGGTACTTCAAATTGACGAAGTAATCGCCACAGAAGGAACGACTTTCTACAGAGGCGTAATCCGCCAGGACGGAAAGTCGTTGCCGTTCTACGTCAATAAACGTTTGCTGCGACAATCGCCCGCGAACTGGATGGAAAACTACATGGCTGTTCATGAGTTCGGTGACGTAACGCTGGCTCCGGTAGTCGAACGACAGTTAGTGCCGCTGGCTAAACAGATGCACTCGCCGCTGGTGGCGATGGGATGTACCCAACTTGGATGGAGTAAGGCTCAGCAGTTGATGGTGCTATCCGAGGTTGGACTGAAGCCCGGCGGGAAGATCATGCCGGTGAACCTGATCACTCGCAACAAAGCCAGCTCCGCCTTGTTGCTCGCTGATGTTATCCCAGGCGACGTTGAATCGTGGACAGTACCGTCCGCCGAGAACCACGCGTTTTGGGCCGTCTGGCTGGCTATAGCCTGCAACATCTTATCCCCGCTTGCAGATAAGAAACGGCGAGGGCTGTTGACGGTGGGTGAGGCGGCCTCCGGCACGCTGGCCACCGTCGGGGACATCTGCGGGTGTGCCAACATAACCGCTATGCCCACGCAGCAAAGGATCGATTCCGAATTCATGCACAACTGGCCCTGCGTTGGCAACACAGCCGGCACCTGGACCCCAAAGGAATTACGTAAGCTGCTGGACGCTACCGGCGGGGAAAGAAATGTTTGCCTGCGGGCGTCAGAGAGTGCTGCCAAGATCATGGCCATTAACGGTGACTTCCATGTTCTGCGTACCTCAAGGGCGCCAGACGCTCAAGGCTACCGTCGCGAAATGACCCAACGCCTGCTACCTGCGTTTCTGAAATGGGTTATGGCTGCTCCTTCATCCAGGTTCCGTGTGATCGGTTCTCCGGTGGACGCCGCGGCGGAGTCAGTCAAAGCTTGGTTGCTGGACGCGTTCTCGCTGGGAGGCGGGATCATCGATTCCGCGAAGTCCCATCTACGCTTAGCCTCAAGTATTAATCGGTCGAAAGAACTCGCGGATCTACTGGCGGACTGGATCGTTAGTGGTGAGCTTCCGGTAAGTTCCCAGTCGTCCAAAGCTGGTTCACATATTGTTATTGAGCGAGAAGCGGTAGTCGTCACCTCTCAGCTGCTAAACCGTACCTGTCACCGGCTGGAGCTACCTCGGCTGCGACCGAACATAGTTACCAACCAGCTGAGGTCGGATGGCTATCTCGTTAACGAGCTTACAGTCGATGGCTTCGATGCGTGGCTGATATCTCGCAACATGATTCAAAAGCAGCTTGATACGGCCGGGTATGCCACCGGACTCCGCGTTGTTGGTTAGGCGTTGTTCCAGCCCTCATCCACGATGTCGGTATCGAGCTGACTGAACCAACCCGCCGTTACCGTGTCGATCTCAAACTTGGAACTGGCCGCGACGTTCGGCCAGCGTCCTGTCTTAAAGTAGAGACCGCAAACACCCATGTTGACCGCCTGTGCAAAGTCGTCCGACTTGTTCGCAGCTTTGATGATCGTATAGATCTCACGTCCCATGCGCGTGTCGACCTTGTCCTCTACCAGGGCCAGGAAGTCATTAATCAACCCTCCCGTCTCGGCCGTCTTATCGTAATCGAAAAATCGTATCTGGCCGTGCTTAATCAGCTGGCACGTTAGTGAGAGGCTACGAGGCTTGTCCAGTTTGTAATGTGACCGCCAATGCGATTCTGTTTCCGGTACGTACTTCATCAGGTGCTGTGTTGCGGCCCGCATGTACCACACCGGCAGCGTTCGCTCCATTGGCCAACCAGCCTTGATCACCGCCTCTTCGCGGTACGACCCAGCGCCGCAGTAATCATGGATAAGATACTCGCAGCGGAAGGCTCCCAGTAGCTTTAAGACCAGCTGTGCCTCGCCGTCACGGTCATGAGGCGTTAAGGAGCGATGGCCGTAGATCACGTCGATCTTACCGTCTGAGCGGAGCCCAAGTACCGCACACGCGGTTAAGCTATCACCTTTAATACCACCACCGCCCCAGTCAACCGCGAGAGCCCGTGTGATGTAGCGATTGTTGATCAGACTGCGACGAGCGATATCGAAGTCGTTCTTGTGTAGTCCCTGCGCCGCCTCTTTCAGTTCTGTCTCGGAAATTAAGCGGGCACCTTGGTTGTAGGATTCGCCACAGATTTCGTTGTAGTATACGTTGATCGGTGTATTGAATTTGCCTTCCCGCTTGGCACAAAGCTGTCGCCACTTATCTACGTCGCAGCAGTGCATAGGCATGATCTGCTGCGGGACGTGGTAACCCGGGAACGTCATCACTGCGTCAGGGCGTTCATGCCACCAACGACCCCACCGAGGATTCAGCGGCTTACGGCAGCGAGCCCGGGCACATAGTAGTCCAGGCGTCTCTTCGCTGATATCCGCGTGGCTAGGTCCCGTCATCGCGTCGAGATCATAGCGTAAGGCGGCGATGTTGTCGTACTTGCAGTTGGGGCAGGATATTAACCACTCGGCCGCGGAGCTGTCATCGAACAGCTGCTGAATGACGTTTTCGGTAGTCTTTGGCGTTCCGGTGAATACCGAGATCCCTTTGAATCGGGAACCACCCATCGTTTCACGAATGATGGGGAAGAACGACTCGTTCATATCTTGAATTTCGTCGTAGCAGTTCATGTCGGTATTAAGACCACGGACACGATCTGCGTCTGAGTAGGCATACGAAAAGTGCATCGTGGAGTAATTCGGGAACGAACGTTGTAAGACGTTTGCGGTCGTTCCGGAACTCTGGAACAGTGCCCGGATGGGTGACTGATCGATAAATGCTTTGACGTAGTTGGTTGAGTAACGACGTACAGTTTCGAACTGTGGAGCGACAGTTAGAACGTTGAAGAAGGGGATCGTAGCACAGAGGGCTATGGACCGCTCAGCCTGACTGGTGCTCTTCGAAGTTTGTCTACCGCAGCACAGAATAAAGTTTTCCGCCAGGTGCGTATTGAACATCGGTTCAAACGGAAAATAGTTCTTCAGTGAGAGCGGCTTACCCCGGAGCGAGAAGAACAGCGGTAGCAACGTCGAGTAGTTTCGCAATGATCCATCGATCAGCTGGTTCAACGCCTTCTGGGCGTCGGCCATAATACTACCGGGTATTGAATTACGCCTGAGGCTCTCAATCTGTGATCGAATCGCTGTCACATCAGCTTCAGTCATGTTGGACTCAACACGACGTGATGCAGTGATTACAGTAGGGGCTGGAGCTGCGGCAACCTTCTTGGCCCGCTTATCAGACTTACGTTTTATGGGGAGCGCTACCATGCCTTTTGATTCCTCGTCGTCATTACCGTTTCTTCAACGCCTGGGGCTAATACCCTCGGAGTTGGGCGTGTTTCCCGCAATGGACTCTCGCATGTTTCCAATACACAGGTACCCGCTATCGGGTACCGCTTTACACTCTAGCGTATTTATCTTGGGAGAAGGAGATCCTGCACCCGACAGAGGCGAGACCGATGAGTGGCCTCGTGATCTGTCTATTAATGGTTAATAGAAATGCACACGCCTAATGATTTGAATCGAGCAGCCGTGATTGGTGTCGGTACCATTGCGGGATTACTTACCGCGGTACCGCTTTTTGGTTTAGGTCCACTGATCGCAATTGGACTTGCTGTCGTTGCGACCAGTGGTAGTTGCCTGGCCTATGACCAGGCTAAGCTGTGGTTGGAGCTCAAGAAGGAGACTGACAGAAATGAGCGAGAACGGGTTAGAGCATTACGACGGAGCCTTCAGGCAATTAAGCGTAAGCGACTGGGTAATCGTCGTACTGGCGACACTCCAGGCAGTAAAGGTACTGTATAAGTCGCGGCATCCACTGCTCGTCTGGTTGCGAGCACGTATCGAGGTATCCGGTCCGGCATGGCTGCAGGAACTGATCGAGTGCCCGTGGTGCCTGTCCGTCAACGTAGTTCCGGTTATCCTCTTGTTGTGGATGGTATCCGACCACCCGCACATTTACGGCTGGGTAGCCGACGTGGCTAAGCTCATCCTGTATACACTGGCGGTCTCACAAGTTGTCAACCTACTGTACCGCAAGGCTTGGCGGTTCGAGCACAGGGGTAGATTTAGCGAAGAAGGAAAGATCAACAATGTCCAAAAACAAGGAGTCACCGAGGCAGAAGTTCGCGAGGTTGCTGGCCGAACGGAAGAGCCAGACTACGGCGTCGGCAGCTGTACCGGGCACGGTTGTTACCCACGCAAAGCAGAACTTACTGAAACAATCGAAGAAGACACTGAT